GATAATAAAAGTTATAGATTTAAAAAACTAGAAAACGCACAGGTTACACTTCAATTTTAATTTCTGGTTGTGATCCAGAGGAAGAGAGTTCGATTCTCTCAAACCCTATTTAAAAAGGATAAATATGAAAAAAGATATTAAACAAAAATGGGTAAAAGCCTTGCGTTCGGGTAGATATAAACAGTGTACCGAAGAATTATGTAATGGTACTGGATATTGTTGTCTTGGTGTTTTGGCACAAATCTCAGGTTCTAAAAAAGACGATATTTTCAATTTTTTGAAACGTATGAACAATAAAGATTACAGATTATCTAAAGATGCTGAACTGTTATCAAATAAATTTTTAAAAGAAGTTGGAATGAAGAAATCGACGCAAGAAAATTTAGCCAATATGAACGACGATGGAAGTTCTTTTGAAGAAATCGCCGATTATATCGAAAAGACACTATGAATCACTTCATTCATCTAATTCGACACTATAAAAAACAAAGGGTTAATTTTATCCTTTTGGGCGGCGGTGGATTTTTAGCGGAACTTATTAAGTATCCCGGTTCATCCGCACTTATCAATAATATAAGTATTCCATATAATTCTGACGCTTTTATAAAAGCTAATAACATTGTAACCACTAAAATTGTTTCACAAGAAACCAACGAAAAGATAGTTGAGAAGTTTAGAGATAATTTCTATATTACGGTGGTGGTTAATGCATCACTAACAACAAATAGAATTAGAAAGGGCAAAAACGAAGCCTACCTAGCAATAGATATACCGGGTAAAAGTTGCTTTTATGAGCATATCCGATTTTCCAAATTTACAGAAGAAAAAGATTATACCGATTATCTAGAAAAAAGAGCAGATGAAGATTTTGAATTAAGTTGTTGGATTATAGATCAATTAAGGAAACACAATGAAACCGATTAATGTTAATAGAAAAAATTTAGTATCTAAACTTATTGCAAATAGAGAAGTTCATATTTCTAATTATAAAAAAGCGATTAGAGGTTATTATGAAGAACGCAATCGCATCATTCGAGAAATGTATCATAAAGTTATGGAAAATGAAGGATTTTCTCATAATGAAATGTTGGCCGATTTAGAAAAACCAATTTCTCACGAAGAAGATTATAATACATATATCGAAATGTACTCAAATTCTGTCGATGAAACGATAGAATTAACCGAGGGCGAATTTAGAATGCTGTTTTTAGACAAATGGAACTGGAATCACTCCTTTACTAGTACGGTTACAAAATATGTTAAATGATTTTGACGACAGAATTTCTAAAGGACTTATTATCCATGAAGATGGAAGTGAGTCATTATTGCCGGGCTATTTTGCACCCGGATATATTCTTCATATCTATCCCGGATCATTTGATCCGTTGCATGATGGACATAAAGAAATATTTGATTCAATTAAAACCGATGGCTCTCATGAATATAAATTCTATGAAATTTCTACCAAGCGATTTGGTAAAAACAATTTGTCTGAATTTGATATTTTAGACAGAGCAAAACAATTTGATTATTACGCGAAACTTTTAGTAACCGATAAGTCTTTATTTATTGATAAATTATCTTTGATTAAAAGACATAATCCGGGCGTTCAAATTATATTCCATATTGGCGATGATACTTTTGTTAGATTAACACAGCATCACGCTCCAAGAGTATTAGAGAATCTAGATTGTGGTTTTGTTGTTTATCCGCGTTCTCTAGAAAAACTACAGGAAATGAAATATCTTTGTGATAATAAAGAATGTTTCGGAAATTACTATGCTTCTAATTTTATGATAAATTTACAAACCAGAAAATACTATCATCTTTCATCGACGAAAATTAGAAATGGACTATAAAAATCTGCCGCTATGCTCCGAATTGGCAAGGAACCGTTTTTGTAAAGCGGGGAAAAAATTCATTACAGGTTCGAGTCCTGTTAGCGGCTTTTATATGAATCCAGCAACAATAGTTAATAATTTTGGTTCCATAGCAAATCTACTAGCGGAACTAGATCGTCTTGTCAAAGATGGTTACATTTATGAATCCAAAAAGGGTACTTTATCACTCTTTAATTATTCTGACAAATGTACCTTTGAAAAAACATGGAATCCAGCCACTCGATTAGCTCGTGGTCTTATTATTGATCGTGAAACTAACACAATCATTTGCTGGCCCATGTCAAAGTTTTTTAACTATCTAGAAAATCCCAACGACACTATTCCAAACGAGGGTTTTCAAGTACAAGAAAAAGTAGATGGTTCTTGTATATTTTTATGGATGTATCAAGGCGAATGGTTTTGTTCTACGCGGGGTTCTTTTAATAGCGATCAGGCTATTTGGGCACAAAAATATATTGATAGTATATTACATCAGCTAAATCTTTATGCTGACACAACTTATATATTTGAAGCGGTTTATCCCGGCAATAAAATTGTAGTTAATTATGATGGCTATGCTGGTCTATATGCTTTAACCGCCTACCAAAATGGCATTGAGGTTAGTAAGCAGTTTCTTTGTGAAGCATTTGACTCTGTTAATCATGAGACTGCTGATGATACTATTCGATATCCATTGATTTATTCATATGACAATATTGAATCTTTAGTAGAACTATGCAAGACAATTCCTAAAGACGAAGAAGGTTTTGTTGTTCGATGGAATAATGGTTTTCGCCTAAAATTTAAAGGTGCAGAGTATCTTCGCGTTCATAAATTAATTAGTCACGTTACTCCATTGGGTATTTGGGAACTATTAGTTAATAACGATAATATCGACGCCGTAAAACAACAACTACCAGAAGAATTCTGGACTGATTTTGACGGCATAGCCGAAAAACTTAAGTCTAAATTTCAACATATAAAATCTCATAATATTCTTTGGGTTTTAGCTGAAGAAAAAATGAATAATTTAGATCGAAAAACATTTGCGAAACAAGCTATAGAATCCGCTAAAAAAGATTCTCTTTTAAATACTGCTTTATTATTTAAAATATATGATGATAAAGAATTAGACGATATGATTTGGAAAATGATTCGACCCACAGGAAACAAGATTTAAAAAGGTATTTGATAAAATTTTTAGGAAGAAAAATGAAAATAGAAATAGTTAGTCTAACTAGTCAGTATAAATACAGTAAAAAAAGTTTTGATCTTGTGTATTATGCCGTCGTAACTCAGACAGAAAAGGATTGTCCTTTTTTAGAAGGGGAAAGAGTATGAGTAAAGAAATCTTTACATTTGGATCGAATTTAGCAGGCAGGCATGGCCTAGGATCGGCCCTAGAAGCCCGCCAGAACCACGGAGCCAAATACGGATGCGGGGTTGGTCGTCAAGGTCAATCCTACGCGATCCCCACCAAAGACAAAAACCTAGTGGTCCTAGATTTAGATGTAATTGGAAAATATGTGGATGAGTTTATTGCTTACGCAATATCGAATCCCGATTTAATCTTTAATGTAGTTAAAGTCGGATGTGGATTAGCGGGTTATAAAGATGAAGATATGGCACCGCTATTTAAAAATGTACCAAATAATGTAAAATTACATCCCGATTGGGATAGAATATTAGGGAGAAATTATGAATAATTGCATTTGCTATTTTACCAATACAGCATATCCTTTATCTGATTATCATAATATAGCAATTTCTGAATTAGTGTTATCTGCTGATGGAAGTAAAGTAATTAAAAATAGATTTGGACCAACCGGAAGAATAGTTGGAAGCGATGAAAAATCAGAACTTGCTGAGTTAGAAAGGCTAATAAATAAATATGTCTTATCTAGAAAATCTTAAAGAAGATGAAGGCACAAGGTTGCATCATAATTAAAATGAAATAAACTTGTATTTTAAATTTTTAATTTTTGGATTATTGCTAGGATTGTTTATTGATTTTTTCCATCTTTCTTTAATGAACAATAAAAGAATGTTTACTATTAGTATTACTGACATGTTTTGTAATTTTATATTCAATATTATTATTTTTTAAATAAATTTCTAAAAACTTCCAATCTTGTTCGTAAGGTGCTGAAAAGCTAACGTGGTTACGATCTTTGTCTATACAACCATCTGCATCAAGCAATCCTAATAAAAAATATTTTTTTAAATCATCGCTTAATTCATAAAAAATTGTACAATCGCTTGATTTAGTAGTATAATTATATTTTTCTAAAAATTTTTTAAATTTTATATCAGATGTTCTTATTGTTGTTTGGGGTTGACGGTTTTTTCTTGTCCTTTCATAAAACGTCCATCTTCCTATTTTTTTTAATATTTTGATAATTTGATGTGCATCTTTTGAAACAATCTCTATTCTGATTTCATTTAATTTTTTAACTACATGTCCGTCGCCCCAAATAAAACCTAAACTATAGGCAAATTCTGGAGTAAGGTCTATATTTATATTTTCTTGATAAGTGTATTTCCTCATACAACATTATACACTATTATGTATAAGGACGTTATTATGAATATTTTTTTTACTGGATGCAGTCATATAAATCACAAAAATATAATCAATTATTCAAATAGACCATTTGATTCGGTGCAAGAAATGAATCAGTTTCTTATTAAAAACTGGAATAATATAATACAATCAGACGATGAAGTATATCATTTAGGAGATATGTTTCTTGGTCCTAAATCAGAAATGAAAAATTATTTAGATAAAATAAATGGAAAAATTTTTTTGATAAGAGGGAATCATGAAGGAATAGAAAAAGTATGTCCCGAGCGTTTTGAGTGGATTAGAGATTATCATAAAGACTTTTTTTTGATAAATCAAATAAAACAACAAGTAATTTTTTTTCATTACCCGATAGAATCTTGGGATGATAGACACCACGGGTCAATTCATGTTCACAGTCATACTCATGGTTTATCTAATAAAATTTCACGAAGATTTGATGTCGGGGTCGATAGCGTAGCTTCTTATTTAACTCAAAAAGACCGAGATAATGGTTCATGGAATAGTATTAAGAATAATCCAAAACATTATCGTCCGATTAGTTTAGAAGAATTGGCAGAAATTTTTAGCGAAGATTACAATGTTAAATGATAAACCTTATTTGATATTGATAGGAGGTCCAAGTGGTGCAGGTAAATCCACTTTGGCTAGAACTATTATAAACAGTTATCACCCTTTACCATTTTATATGTTTGAAGCAGATGATTATTTTTCCAAAAACGGAAAGTATAATTTTGATGCCAAGGGATTAGGACAGGCTCATAAAGAATGCTGGAACAACGTTTTACACAATTTAAAATCCGGGTGCAACACAATTGTTTCTAATACTTTCACGACTCATAAAGAGACGGAAAAATATTTAAATTTGAGAAATTACCAAGTTTATTATACCTTTCCTAATCGCATTCGGAATATGGACATAGAAGATTTTTGTAAATCCTCAATACATAAAGTCCCCAAAGAAACTATTAAAAAGCAATACGATAGGTGGTTTGATTATGTGAATAATAATATGGATTTAAGTCATTATCTAATTGAAGAAGAAAGTTTGTTAGAAAAATTAGAAAAAGAGAGAGATAAATATGTTGAGTCTAGAAATACTGTACTACATGGAGAACCGGAGTCAAGATAAGAATAGAACTATAAACGAAACAGTATATTTGGGAATTAATGAGAAAAAAGAATATTATTACGGATACGAAACAAATAATCTTTATAAATCTGGTATCAAAGCTAGTGACGACCAACAGTATGGCCCGTATACTAAGGGCGATATTCTAGAAATAGCAAAGAAACGCGATAATCTTACTAATTGTTCCGAAAAAAATTGGTATTTATTATGGTGTGCTTTGTATGATGAAGTTTTGACAAATGTTAGATAATGGACGAATTTAAAAAACATTTCTTTGAAAGATTTGTAAGATCAGGATGTCCCTGTTGTCAAGGGCCGGGTACACAAAAATCCTATAAAAAGAAAACTCGTAAGATAACAAGAAAGAGATTGAAAAACGCCGATGAGAAACAAACCAAATCAATATGATCCACGCGGATATGTTAAAGATAAACTAACTATCTATCTGGACATGGACGGTGTTCTGAGCGATTTTCAAGGACACTTAAATAATTATAATAAGTCTTTGGGATTAAAAATAACTCCATATCAAATCAATCTAGTGGATTATCACTGGTGGTCGTCTATGCCTTGGACACGATGGGGCAGAGAATTGTATGACTATTGCAATAGTCTGTGCTATACATGCATTCTAACTTCTGCGGGTGGACATCCAGAAGCCTCAAAAGGTAAAACAATCTGGCTAGAAAAAGAAGGAATAAAGGACTATATTCTTTCTGGATCAAAATGGGCGGTAGCAAACGATAAAACTGTCCTTATTGACGACACTCCTAAGAAAATAGATAAATTTATTTTGGCCGGGGGTGTGGGTTTATTATTTAGTGAAGAAAAGCTAGAAGGTATTTATAAAGCCGTAAAAGAATGGGTAGATTTGCATAGTGTATAATTATGCATGAACAAAATAATATTTGATAATCTTTCTTACCGTGAAGGCAAACCATCGGCTGAACAATTAGGCTTTATTCCTCTCAATTTTTGTAATAGAGGTTTTTATGGACTAATTAATGGTAATATATCTTATGATTTTCCGCCAAATCCTAATGATATTAATGCTACGTTAAGCACTTTAAGACAAGATCAAGATATTTATTTTGATTTAGAGCCTTGGTTTTGTTTACCGGACACCGCTTCTAGAGTTGAACAATTAAAAAAGAAAATGTATGCTCTAGATTTGCTTTCTAGATTCAGACAAATTCATCCAAATTTTAATAAAAAAATTGGCTGTTTTGGATTACCGGATGGAAATATACATCCCGAAAATCCTCCTGCTGCAATAGAATTTTGGAAAAACAAAAATCGTAAATTAATGAGTGGTGAAATTTGGGATATTATTTACGATACCATGAATTGTATGTTTCCGTGTTGTTATCCGTATGATTACGGAAACGGAGATTCAAAAAAGACCAACGATCTTCAGTTAGTTTACAATCAATTAAAACTTGATATAACTAAAGAACATAATGTTAAAAATTATCCGGTTTATGTTTTTTGGCAACCGAGATTAAAAAAGGCTGATGGTTCTAGACCTTTTATGACTTATCAAGATACGGTACTCCAATTAAATTGGTTAATGTCTCGTTGTGATGGTATTGTATTGTGGGATTGGGATGGTCAAATAGACCCGCAGACAGGAGATATAGCTGTGTGGGATGATGGTGCCGATTGGTTAAGGGCCGTAAAAGATGTTCAAAAAACATTTAATACGCCACCAAAAGTACAAACCATGCATTATACAAGCGGTACTCCTTTTAAAACCCGTTTTTCAGGTTAAAAAAGATAAAATCTAAGATAGAATAGTCAATGGAATATCCAAAATTTTGTGATTACCCGGATTTTACTGCATTAACGGGGTCAAGATTATACGGTTATCATACCGAAAAATCGGATTATGATTATAGAGGATTTGTGGTGCCTCCATCTAAGTACCTTTTAGGTATAGATAATTTTCTTTTTCACCAGAAAAAAGATACCGATAATATTGTTTTTTCACTAAAACATTTTATTGATGTTACTTTAAAAGGTAATACTCAAACATTTGAAATATTATTTTCTAATGATATAACTTATAGTCCAATAGGATATCAATTACTTCAGCTAAAGGAAAACTTCTTTAGTCAAAAGATAATTCGTTCTACTCTTGGTTTCGCTTTAAGCGAATGGCGAAAAACCCTATCGCAAGCTCTTGTATTTGAATATAGAGATTCAAAACAACAAGATATTCTTGTTAATTTAGCCGGGACATTTCAATTAAAACGCGACGAGATAAAAGAAATATACGATATAATCTTTAGAGATAGAGTCGAAGATGATCCTCGTCGATATGTACCTAATGATAGAATTGGTGAAAAAGCTAGACTAGATATAGAACGCTATGGATATCAATTAAAACCGGCGTGCAATACTATTCGTTTAATATGTCAGGCTATAGAATTTGTCCAAACCGGCAAAATAACTTATCCTCGCCCCGAATCACCCACTTTAAAAGATATCCGATCTGGATTAATTCCTTATGCTAGCGTAAACGATATGTTTAATGAATATTACAACAAGCTAGCTAAAATGGATTTATCGTCATTGCCGATAAAACCAAATCATAACGCTATTATGGAATGGTATCAAGATGTAGCAGAAAAGGAAATAAAAAAGGACAATTAATGCATTATCACGGCGGAAAAGCAAATCTATCAAAATATATAGCACCGTTTATTAATGATCGACTAAATAGATTACAATGGGGCTATAGACGTTATATAGAACCGTTTGTTGGTGGTTGTAATTTTATTGATAAAATAGATTGTGATATGGCACTTTTAAATGATATCAATTTATCCCTTATCAATATGTATAAGGCTTTACAAAAAGATTGGATTCCTCCGACCGACCTATCGGAAGATCAATATTATTTTTTACGCGATCAAAAAGACCCGGAAAGACCCGAAACAGCGTTCGCCTCTTTTGGATGTTCTTTTGGCGGCAAAGAATGGGGCGGATATGCTCGCGGTGTAGACAATAAAGGTAAACCCCGCAATTATGCTTTACACGCTCATAAAAAACTTATGAGATTAAAAAATGTACTTCAAAATAAACGAGTGGAATTTATTTGCGAAAATTATTTATCAGTATTAGAATCGGCTAATTATAGCGTGATATATTGTGATCCACCGTATGAAGGCACTTTAAAATATAAAACGGGCCTTTTTGATAATAATAAATTTCTAAATGATTTAGAGAAAAATAAAGCAGATAATTATATATTATTGTCTGAATTTTCTAACCCTAGAACTTACAACGTGATATATCAAAAAGATCGAGCAATCAGCATGAAATTAACTAAAGATGAACCGCAAAAAAGAAAACTGGAACTCTTACTAGAAATATGAACTATTGATGGTACTCTCTGTGTAATACGAGAGTATAATATTTACTACTATTGAAGAAAATTATGAGCATATTTGACAAAAGAATTGCGTTTAAACCTTTTGAGTATACCGAATTAACTAAATTTAAAGACGCTATAAATCATAGCTATTGGTTAGTAAGCGAATGGAATTTTATAAGTGATATTCAAGATTTTAATGTAAAATTAAATGATGTTGAAAAAAGTGCAATAAAAAACACTCTACTAGCCATTTCTCAAATTGAAGTATCGGTAAAAAAATTCTGGACCAAATTAGGTGAAAGATTTCCTAAGCCCGAATTTGAGCAGGTTGGGGTGACCTTTGGTGAATCGGAAGTTAGACATGCTGACGCTTATTCTCATCTACTTCAAATCTTAAATCTTAATGGCGATTTTGAGATGCTTCTGCAAAATCCTGTTATTCAAGGTAGAGTAGATTATTTGACAAAATACCTAAAGGGTGCATCAGACAACAGTAATGAAAATTATACGTTAACTTTAACTTTATTTTCTCTATTTATAGAAAATATAAGTCTTTTTAGTCAAT